TTTTGATATGATTATTCACTACATAGAAATTGACAAAGAAAAATACAAAGTTACGCAGAACTGGAGAAAAGAAAACGGCAAAAAAGGTGGAAGACCTAAAAAGAAGACAGAAGATACTCAAAACGAGCCAGAAACGCCACTAGAAGATGAAAACTCTGAAAATGTGGATAATGATAAGCCTAAAGAAATAAATAGCCTTGAGGACGCTAAGATCTATTTAGATGAGAAAATCAAAACAGATGGTAAATTTATGTATAAAGTTGGTAATGACAGATATTTTAACGATGGGGAAATATCAAAACTAGAGGGAGGAACTATAAGCGATGAACTTTATTATCAAATGTTCTATTTAACCAGAAACCAAAAAGTTTATGATGATTTTGTTAATTGGAAAGAGGCTTTTTTGACTGTATATCCAAAAGGTATACCATTTGAGAGTGGTGGAAAATCATATATGGTAGTTGGTAAAAACTTAAGAACTGTAGTAGGTGTTGAAAACTTTGAGGTAGCAAAAAAGACTAATAGAAAAGTTTTGGTAGATATGTATTTTAGAGAGGCACATTAATAAATGAAAAATACAGATAAAATATTTCATTTAAACGGTAAAGTTGGATTGTATGCACTTGTAAAAAACAAAGAAATAGTTTACATTGGTATAAGCAGAAATATATACAGAAGAATATTAGAGCATATAGTAAATGGGTTTTCTTTTAATTTAGGACAAATTAAAATTTGGGAAATTGAATATTGCAATAGACTTGAGGTTATAGAAGCTATGTTAATAAGAAGAATAAGACCTAAATATAACAAGCTTATGTATGATGATATAAATACTTTTATGATTTCAAAGGGAATAGAAGAGGGTGATTATCCAAGTTATCATGTGTATTCTAAAGTCTTCAAACAAATGAAATCATTTTAAAATGTTAAAGATTTAGAGATTATTGATTTTTTTGGTTAGATAGACAATATATAAAATTTATATAATTTAAGCAAAAAATAAGTAAATATACTTTATACTTTTAAAAATACAAGGAAAGAATTATGAAAAAGATTTTATTTATTGCGGCTATGCTAGGTTTGTTTAACTCTAATTCGTTTGCTAGGGCATATAATGAATATAAAGAGCCAAATATATCAAAAATTTCTTGGAATACAAGACACAGAATAGCTATGTATTGTATTGAAGGATATGTTTTTGTTTATGTTTGGGGTAGTGGTAGTGGTATTACTCAATTCTTTAAAAATGAAGACGGAAAGTCTATTCCTGCTCTTTGTTCAGATATGAGCAAATAAAATGGGGAATAAATGACAACAGAATGCAAATGCAACGCGATATTTAGAACAAAAGTAAAAGGGTGGAAAGCGAAATGGGTAGATTGCAAATGTCCTTTTTGTGGTGAAGTTGAGAAAATTTGGTTTATAGGAGATGAGTATGACTAAACAACAACAAAATCATATAGGAAATGCTTTGATGTTTATGTGTAGATATTCATTTCCACGTAAAACAAGTGCTGATATGGCTTGCAATAGTGCATTGAAAGCATTATGGGAATTTGTTCCAGACACTCAAAGAAAAATAATATTAGATGAAATTAAGATGGAAAAAGATTTATATTGGAATGATCCAATGTTGTGGGATAATTTTATAGAATGGAGCAACTCTTTAAAACCTTAATATACTTACAGTCTTTAGGTATAATAAAACCAAAAAGGCTTTAAATGGCTATTAATACAACTAAAAATGCTTATAACGAAATGCTACCAAAGTGGATGATTATTGATGATTTGCTAAATGGTACTGATGCGATTGTTAAAGGCGGAAATAAATACTTACCACAAGGAAATCAAGAGAATGATTTGAGCTTTAAAACAAGGCTTAAATTTGCATCTTATCAAGACAATTTCAATACTACCATTAGTGGAGTTGCTGGACTTATTTTTAATAAGCCTGTTACTTATACAAATTTAAATCCTAAATTAGAATATTTTGTACAATATGCTGATGGAGCTAATAATCATCTTGACTTAGCTATGGTTAAAATGTTTAGTGATGCGTTAGCTTATGGAATAGGATATGTTTTAGTTGACATACCACCAAAGGGAAGTGATGCAACGGTTCAAAATAAGCCTTTTCTAACTCACATTGACCCTAAGAATATTATAAACTGGAAAACGGAGATTATTGATGGTAAAACTATTCTTAATATGGTTGTTATTAAAGAGTATGTTGAGGTTGATGTTGATGAGTTTGATACTGAAGTAGTAGAAAGATATAGAGTTTTAAATCGTGGTACTTACAGATTATATCAAACTAACACAGTAGGTAAAGTATCAACACACGCACTTATAGAAGAGGGTGAAACTGGTTTAGATTATATTCCGCTTTTCAATATTAACTTATCTAATAAAGGAACATTGGAAACAGAGCCACCTTTTTATGAACTTGGATTAAAGAATATTGAGCTATACAGATTAGAAACTGACACGGCTTGGAACTATCACAACGCAAGTGTGCCGATGTTGACAGCAGTTGGGTTTGATGGCGATGACCTTAAAAAGCTTACTATTTCATCAAATACAATTATCACATCAACAGAGCCAGATGCTAAAATAGCTTGGTTAGATTATGATGCTAAGGCTTTACAATATGGTAAGACAATGGCTGATGATTTAAGACTACAAATTGCACAAATGGGAATGGGTGCAATTGCAGGTGGTAAAGTTGAAGTGACAGCTACTCAATCAATATTAGATAATATAAAAACTCAATCTAAATTATTTACATATGCTAGAAAATTAGAAGACACTACGGAACTTATACTTAAATGTGCTGCGGATATGTTAGGACTTGATTCAAATATTGCTGGAACTGTTAATATTGACATTGATAGTATCAAGGGTGGATTAGATGTTCAAGAGATGCAAGTATTAAGTAATATGGTAGGAAGTGGGCAAATAAGTATTCAAACAATGTGGGATATATTATTGAAGTATGATAAGCTTCCTGCGGAATTTGATGGCGAGGTCGAACAAGAGAGAATAAGTCAAGTCGATTTATTGCAAGGTAATAATATTTAATGGAAAGTTTAGAGCAACAATTAGCTAAGTCTTTGTTGTGGTTAGAGAGGTATGATTCTTTAACTCAAAAAGAAATAAGTGTTAAATTAGAAATAGCACAAAAAGAGATTTTAGCTTTAGTTGCAGAAACTAAAAACAAAGCCACACTTCAAAGAGAAATAAATCGCATTATGAGTGAAGCATTTAGTACATTTAGTACTGTATTGATTAATGATGATATTGAACAAATAAGTGAGTTAGCTTGGAATAGTACAAATACATTAATGAGTGCTTGGGTAGCTAAAGAAGTGGCTGATAGTGCTATTAAATGGGTAGATGTTCAACAAAGTACAAAAGATAAAATATTAAATCCAAATAGACTGTATCAAGGCTATACAATAAATGACCATTTTAAGCATTTAGGAACTCAATCTGCAAGGAAAATAAGAGGTATTATTTTAAATGGATATTCAAATGGCTTAGGCATAGATGAGATAAATAGAGATATAAAAACTACTATTGGCAATGTTAATCGTAATCAATCAAAGACTTTAGTAAGGACTGTACTCTTAGAATCTATTGAAGCTACTAAAGATGAATTGTTTGAGACTAATTTTAAGGGTGCTTATGATAGTTTTAAATACTCTGCAGTTTTGGATTCACGCACTAGCGTCTATTGCCGAATTGCCCATAATTATGTAACTACAGATAAAAAAACTGCTAAATATCAAATTAAATCCCACTTCAACTGTAGATCGATGTGGATACCACAAAATGATATTACTAGACAATATGACAAAGACAATCCAAATGTTAATGTTGTTAGTTGGGATAAAAAAACCGTACAACATAGAACTGGTGAAAAATCATCCAAATTTAAAGTAGATACAATTAAAAAAGTATACAGAAATGCTTCACCAAATACTGTATTTGATGCACTTACTGAACAATCTAAATTTGATTATTTAGGCAAAAAGAGATATGAATTATACAAAAGTGGAAAAATAACTTTTAAAGATGCCGTTGATATATCAAGAAATTCACTTATTCCAGTTACAGAACTTAAAAAGAAACTCAATTTATAACCTTTACATACTTTATTAAAATAAGCTAATATACATACAATTAATGATGGACTTCATTAAAATTTAGCGTGGATTCGCAAAAAAGGACAACAACAAATGGATAAACTTTCACAGTTTAAGGCATTACTTAATAGCAAAATTGAGGATGCGGATTTAAAAAATGAATTAGTAGGTGCTTTTGAGAATGTAGCTACAGATGTTACATCTCAATTTGATGATTTAAAATCACAAAGAAAAGAAGTTGGTAAAAAACTAGATAGTGAAAAAGCAAATTTTTCAAAGTTAGCACAAAGTCTTGGATTGGATAAAGATGCAACTATTGAAGATATTAATGAAGCTTTAGAAAATAGAACACCAAACGATGATATAGATACTAAAATACAATCAGTTGAAGCGAAGTACAAGCAACAACTTGAGGAACTTAGAAATGTTGTAAGTGAAAAAGAAAATGCTTACAATGAAGTATCAAGCAAGTATCAAGATTTAGAGTTTAACTCACTTATAGAGGGTGCAGGTGTACTAAGTGGCGTACAAGATAACCCAGTTATGAGAAAATCTATCGTAGAACATTTAAAATCACAGCTTTTAGTTAAAGATGGGAGATTGTTTGTAAATGATGGAAATGGTGAAGTTGCTAGAAATCTAACTACTAATGAAATTATGACTCCAGATGTTGTTGTTTCAAAATTAAAAGATGATAAGGTTTGGCAACCGTTCTTTAAGAGTGATCAAAAGGCTGAGGGAATGGGAGTGTTGCCAAATCAAGCTAATAGTGGGATTTATTCTCAACAAACTAGAAGTTCATTAAGTAAAATTGTAGATGGACTCAAAGCAAAATAAGGAAAATTAAAATATGGCAACTCAAACATTAGCAGAAGCAGCAAGGCTTATAAATGATGATATCGTAACAGGTATTGCAGAAGAAATTATTACACTTGATGCTTTTTATGACTTAGTACCATTTACACCATTTAGCGGTCAAGCTATGGTAGTTAATTATGAATCAACTCTTGGTGATTCTCAATTTTTAAATGTTGGTGATACAATCACAGCTAAAAATCCAATGGCAAATCTAACAAGAACATTTTACCCAACAACCTTGATTGGAGATGTCGAAATGAACAATCTTGTACAAGCTACTTCAAGTGGTGCAGGTGTAGATCAGTTAGCACTTGAAATTGCATCAAAAGCTAAAAAACTTGGTAGAGATTTAAAATCAGGATTAGTAACTGGAGACGGTACACTTCCAAATATGAACTCAGTAAGAAGTTTAGTCGATACTACACAAACTATTTATGCAGATGGTGACGGTGCTTCTTCAGGTGCTTCATTGTCTTTTGAATTACTTGACCAACTACTAGATAAAGTCAAAGCAAAAGATGGCGTCG